GATCTGAAGAACGATATACAGCAGAACAACTTGAAGAAGATCCAAGTATTCTTGATGAATTAAGTGCAACAGGTGCGCAAGAGGTTCGTGTCCGAGATTTTGAGCGTAAGCGTGTTCGTAAAATGCTTATGTCGGGTCTTGGTGTTCTTGAGGATTACGGCTATATCGCTGGTCGTCATATTCCAATTGTGCCTGTATATGGCAAGCGTTGGTATATCGACAATGTAGAGCGTTGCATGGGCCATGTGCGGCTTTGCAAAGATGCCCAGCGACTCAAGAACATGCAGTTATCTAAGCTTGGTGAAATCAGTGCGCTATCCAGCGTTGAGAAGCCGATTCTAGCACCTGAACAGGTTGCTGGCGTTCAGCACATGTGGGCGAATGACAATATTGAGAACTATCCATTCCTGCTAGCTCATCCACTTAAAGATGCAATGGGTAGTGTTGTTGCTCAAGGTCCAGTGGCTTACACCAAACCGCCAAACGTACCGCCTGCAATGGCAGCCTTGCTTCAAGTTACCGAACAGGATTTATCGGACATTCTAGGCAATCAAGAATCGGGTGATGAGATTGTTTCAAATACTAGCGGTGTTGCAATCGAGATGATTCAAAACCGCTTAGATATGCAGTCTTTCATCTACATTTCGAACTTTGCTAAAGGGATGCGTCGCTCTGGTGAAATTTGGTTATCTATGGCTTCTGAGCTCTATGTTGAAGATGGTCGAACAATGAAGACAGTAGGGAATCAGGACGAGATTGACTCCATCGAGTTATTCAAGCCTGTTTATAACCCTTCTTCAGGTGAGGTTGAGCACACAAATGACTTAACCAAGGCTAAGTTTGATGTCGCAATCGATATTGGACCAACATCGACCAGTAAGCGCAATGCAACGGTACGCTCTCTGACAAACATGCTTTCACTGGTATCCGACCCAATGGACCAGCAAGTTTTGTCATCCATGATTATGATGAACATGGAGGGAGAGGGTGTTAATGAAGTCCGCGAATATTACCGCAAGAAATTACTGCGTATGGGTGTTGTAGAGCCAACCAAAGAAGAAGCTCAGCAACTCGCGCAAGAAGCTCAGAATCAGCAGCCTGATGCAAATACGCTGTATCTGCAATCCGAAGCTGAAAAGAATAAATCACTCGCAATTAAAGCACAGGCAGACACTGAACTTGCGATAGCAAGAGCAGAAGAAACCAAAGCCAAAGCAATCGATTTAATGACACGCCTAGATATGGATGAGCGACAAGCAGTGCTTGAAGCAATCAGTCAACTAGGTATGCAACCACAACAGGCAACCGTTCAGCCTACACAGAACGAGGAAATGCAATATGTCAATTGAAGACCTGCGCACAGAACTGGATGAAGAAGACAACATCGACCCGATTGAAGACAGTCAGGAAGGTGAAAGTCAGGAAAATTCAGAAGAAACCCAAAATGAAGCAAGCCAGTCTGATGATGAGACATCTGAAGACGAAGAGTTTGTCATTACGATAGGTGATGAAGAACCGGAACCATCCGGTGAGGATGACTTTAGCGGTAAACCAGCACCGACATGGGTAAAAGACCTTCGCAAAAAAGAGCGGGAAGCACGAAAACGCATCAAAGAGCTAGAAGCTCAGGTGCAACAGGCTAAACCGGATGAGAAGCCGATTGAGGTTGGGCAAAAGCCAAAGCTTTCCGACTTTGATTATGACGAAGATCAATTTGAAAGCGCAGTTGAACAATGGCATGAGCGCAAACGTCAAGTTGAACAGCAGCAGGCAGCAAAGCAGGCTGAAGAAGAAAAGGCTAAGCAAGCATGGCAGACCAAAATGCAAAGCTATGAAGAGCGACGTCAAAATGTAGCATCCAAAGTTCGTGACTTTGAGGAAGTAGAAGAAGCCGCAAAAGACAAGCTCACCCCAACACAACAGGGCATTTTGATTCATGCTGCTGAAAATCCTGAATTGATTTTGTATCACTTGGGGAAAAACCCAAAGAAAGCACAAGAGCTTTCTGAAATTACAGACCCGATTCAATTCGCCTTTGCTGCAGCAAAACTGGACTCTCAAATGAAAATCCAAACTCGTAAACCATCAACTCAACCAGAGCGAAAACCTAGTGGATCGGCTGGTTTGTCTGGTGTGGTAGATCAAAAGTTAGCGCAACTCGAAGCGAAAGCAGCGAAAACTGGTGATCGTACCGAGCTGATTAAATACAAAAAATCTTTACAGAAATAAGGTGAATACTTATGGCGAACTCATTTGCTAAAAAAATTGATGTTTTCTTTGATGATGTTGTGGCTGGCTTTGATGCAACCAACATTAGCTCTAAAAACGTTTCTCAATACAAAGCACCAGCAGAAGCGCTTGCTTTGAATGGTCAGACTTTCCACCGTCCGATGCCTTTAATGACTGAAATCGTTGATGGTCGTGACGTCACTGGTCAGTACAAGGATCTGATAGAGCTTACCGTTCCAGCCACTCTGACTGAATCGCATATCCGTAACGTACCGGTGAAGCTGACTGGTGTGGATCTGAACAACCCGTATGCTTTTGACAATATTGTTAAAACCTCAAACATCCTGCTTTCTAACAAGTTGGATACTCTGGTTGCTAACCGTATTGCAGAGCGCGGCACTCTAGCGGTGATCAACTCAGGTGCAATTGATACCTATGATGATGCTGCTGAAGCTGATGCTTTAATGCTTGAGCAACAGGCGACTCGTGGCGAGCGTATCATGCTGCTGAATCCACGTATGGCGAAAAACATTGCTGGCAACCTTGCTGGTCGTCAAACAATGAACACAGCGCCAATGAACGCTTATCAGCGCTCTACACTTCAGCCGATTGCAGGCTTTGATACCTTCCGTGTTGATTACGGTAAATCAATTGCAGGTTCAACCGGTGCAGGCTATCTAGTTAGTGGTGCACAGTCTCACACTCCAGTTTCTGCTGATGTGAACGGCACCCCTGCTGACAACCGAACTCAAACCCTAGTAGTTAAAACTGGTACAGGTGCGGCGGTTGGTGATGTGTTTACAATCGCAGGTGTATATGCGGTTGGCCATATCAACAAGCAATCTACCGGACAATTAAAAACTTTCCGTATTCTTGCAATCAACGGTGGTAACTGGACAATTTCGCCTGCAATCGTTCCTGCAGATGGCATCGCAGCAGCTCAAAAAGCTTATGCAAACGTGACTACTGGTGCGGCAGCAGATGCAGCAATTACCATCCTGAACAAAAAGACCTCTGCGGCCAGCGTGTTCTATGAAAAATCAGCGATTGAAATTGTGCATGCTGACTTCAATACTGAGCCGTTTGAAGCTTCAGGCAAGCGTGTTCGTAAAGCGACCACTGATAGCGGCATTCAGATTGTGATGCTGTCCGATTCCAACGTCGACACATTAGCGGCTAACTACCGTTTATTCGTATGGGCGAACGTGGAAGTGCTTAACCCTGAATTGGCTGGCATCATGCTAGAAAATCAGACCTAAAACAAAACCATGACGACAAATGCCCGCTATATGCGGGCGTCGTCATTTTTGGAGTAGTGAAAATGTCGAATTATCCAAAAATGCTCTACAAGGGCGATAAGATCAAATACGAATACCAAACCGCATCGAATGAAGAATCAGAAAAAGAGTTACTTGATTCTGGTTGGGTGGTTTTTGGTGAATTGCCTGAACGTGAACCAGTGACTGGCGGCTCAGTTTCTGAAATTGATTCATCTGCATTTGTACCAGTTGAACAATTTGATGCGCTAGGTGAAGAAAACACCAAGCTTAAAGAAGAACTGGTCGAAGCCCTTAAGGAAAACCAAGAGCTACGCAAACAGATCCGCTTCAAGGGACTGGAAGATAAGCCGGCGGATGAGCTTAAAGCCATTCTTGATAAAGCTGAAGTTAAATACAAAGCCAATGCTGGAAAGCCTGAATTAGCTCAGTTGGTGCTGGATCATGAGTCTAAGGAATCAAAAGAATAAGCTTATAAGGCCATCGGTATGATCAGTAATAACTATGTGCCTGAGTGGCATATCTCACCTTTTGGACACTCAAAATACACTCTAGTCCGCAATCAAGATCAATTTGATCTGCTGTTTGATGATATGAGTGACACACAAGAGTTTATGCATTTGGGTACTGGTGCTCAGGTTGATTATTACGGTGGTGGTAAGCATTGCATTGTTCAGCTTGGTGATTGTAGCGAAAGAACATTGATTGAAGTTCATGGGCTTTTGCTGCATGAAGCTGTGCATATCTGGCAGCGAATTAAAAAGCTTATGCGCGAGAAAAAACCAAGTGTTGAATTTGAAGCATATTCAATTCAGTGCATAGCTCAGGACTTATTCAGCATGTTTAAAGAAAGTGAGGTGCCAGATGTCCTGGACAAAAAGACAGATTGTTGAGCAGGCTCTTGAGGAACTAGGACTTGCATCTTATGTGTTTGACATGCAGCCGGAGCAGGTGGAAAGCGCAAAGCTCAAGCTCGACACCATGATGGGCCTATGGGATGCCAAGGATATCCGCTTTGGTTATCCATTGGGCTCAAGTGCCAAGAGTGGCGATCTGGATGAAGATACTCATATTCCAGATTACGCAATTGAAGCAGTTCGCTTAAATCTGGCGATTCGGCTGGCCGGCTCTTTTGGCAAGGCTGTGCCGATTGAGTTAAAAGCCATGGCAAAGGATGCATTTGAAACAATTCAATTAGCCATGCTTAGCAACCCACCAAGAGTTCGACTTGATCCATCATTGCCGCGTGGTGCTGGTCACAAAGGTGATTGTCTGCCATTCATCGAAAAGATGCCAACTAAAACAGTATTTACTCCCGACACATCAGTGAGTTTTTCCAATGAATAAACGATTAAATATTACGGATCGTATTGGTCCAAATGATTCAGTTGTGATCTGGAGTGCAAACAATCAGGATTATCGTGGTGCGCCAGTTGATTTATTGATTGAGAAAATTCAGGAAAGTATCAAAAAAGTTGATTACCCGCCAATCAATATTCAGCACTTTAACCCAAATGCAGATTTTACGCTGGATATAGAAAATCACGAAGTTGGTACATACTTGATTCTCAATCCATCTTTAAGTATCGCCACTGGATCAATCAAAATGCCTGAGCGTTACGACGTTACAGATGGTCAGGTTTTACTGGTTGCTTGTGCTCAACAGG